TTAACTGACGAGACACAGCACAAACAGCCACAGAATCGTCCCCAAAGTCGCCACTCTTAATGTCACCCATAAGAGCATCAACCTTACAGGAAGGCTCTGACAAAGTTACTTTTGTTTCACCGTTATCGTCAATTGTGACATCAGCATAGGAACTAGACAACTGTAAAAGACGAATCATCTGAGTCAAAACGCTAGGTGCAACAATTGCATCGCCAGTTTCAATCTCGGCAATCATATTGTCACGCATCTGCTCGTAAGCCTTTTTCTGCTTCGTAGACATTTCAATATCACGACGCTCACTCATAACAGGTGGTAACCAAGGTAAAACTTTAGCCTTTAGCATACGACGCATATGAGGATTTACAGTTTTATAAAACTCGTCCTGCATATGTGGTTTAACACCGATGACCATTAAACCACCAAAAGCGTTCATCATAGTATCAATCATTCGGTCAATCCACTTAGTTTTAGAGGGCCAGTTCTCAGGGGAAATCCAATGCAAGATTGACCACAAGTCAACAACATCTTTTGCAATCGGAGTACCAGTGAGAGCAAAACGAATGTTTGCATCACCAGTAGCAGCCCACAGCGCGCGAGTTTGCTTTGACTTAGGGTCTTTAGAGCGGTGGATTTCGTCAGCAATTACAGCCTTAAAATCAATTTCGTTTAATTCACGCTTGTGCACTTCACATTTTGTAATAGTTGTTTTTTCACTATGACCGCCACATTCAGGGCAACGAGCAAGTGCAACAGAACCGTAAGGTGCAAGACGAGAATGTGAGCGCAAAGATTCCCAGTTAATTATATAAACATCAGCAGGGGTATCAAACTGTTTTTTGCGTTGAGTTGCTGTACCTTTAATAATCTGCACAGTCTTTTCTGGGTACCAAGTAGCAAATTCACGCGCCCAGTTTTTCTTCAAAGTATTTGGACACACAACTAATGCAGGAAATGCAGGTTCTTCATTTTTTTCAAGTTCTTTTAGTGCGCGAATAGCCTGAGCAGTTTTCCCGAGTCCGGGTTCATCAGCAAGAAGCGCACGCTTTGCTGCTGCAAGAAACTTAACACCAGCACGCTGGTGAGGAAACAAATCTTCATTTTCGCTATCTTCGTATGATTCAAGTTCGCGAAGTTCTAAAGATGGGTTTATTCGCTTTTCTAATTCATCCATAGCCCAAGCGTTTAGCCAGTCTCCAATTACTAAGTCTTCTTTGAAAGTCGAGCGAAGAGCCAAGCAACTTGTCCAACTTAAAGGGACACGCCAAACTTCTCGACTTGAGTCCCACTTAGCACCGGGAAGGCTTTTGCATAATTCTTTATAACGCCATTCAGCGTTGATAAGAATATGGTCTGGGTTGTTCATTACATCAATATCAACCGTTACAGCCATATTTACTCCTTATTGTCGTTTCGTACTGAGAGAATACTAGCACAGATTTTTGTTTGCGCAAGTTTTGATTTAGTGTCTCTATGATAGCAGAGAAGTTGGCTTCCAGCCACGCTTAACTAAACACAGCAAACCGTGTCGCATAGCGTCCAGAGCGTGCCCCTCACCGCCTTTATGCCAATACCCTATCTTCTTTAACGCAGGATTAGGAAACATAGCCTTAGCGTCCGCTGGAGACTGCCATAAGATGCTTTCCTCAGACATTCCAGCATCTCGAAGGCACTGCTTAAGCACCCCAATCTGCTCAAGAGAGTACGGAGCCTGAGAGTTTCGGACAGTTTGGGCATTTATAATAAAACGCTCACAAACCACAATTAGGTCAGTTTCCAAGTCCATCTCAAACTCTAAGCATAGGTCTATGGCTTGCCTAACAAACTTAGCAAACTCATTCGGCTGAACTTCAGCAGTCCTCACAACCCTTGGGTCAGAACCTTGATTCCATTCAAATAATACAACACCAGTTGCCTTACCCGGGTCTACTGCTAAAACATATTTAGTCATCATACTTATCTCCCCAATTCTTAAAAGGTCCATCTACGCCAGCAGTAAGCGGTACTTGCCATCCATCACGAGTAGTCATACATTCCTTAACAGTTTCCATAATCTCAGGAGCCATTTCATCAGGACAGTTCAACACAATTTCATCGTGCACAGGAACAACCATATATTCAGTTAAATCCGCTTGGTCAAGTTTTACCAAGTTCATTTTGAAAACTTCAGCAGCACTTGACTGAACTAAATAATTAGTCAAAGAATAAACTCGGTCATCATCACAGGGAAGTCGACGACCAGTCTTAGTCAAAACATATCCCTGACCTTCAGTACGCAAACGACGCATACCAACATCTTCAATATTTTTCTGTAGACCTTTAACACCCGGATATGAACGGTCAAACGCTTCAACAACTTCACGCATCTGATTTTCTTGAACACCAGCAGTTAAAGACATAGTTGACACACCAGCACCATACAACTTACCGTACACGACTCCCTTAATAAGTTTTCGTCTCTGGTCAGATTTTTGTAAAGTATCATCACGATAAACCTCACGCATAATCTCAGTAAACACATCGCCACCTTCAATGTCTGAACGCAAGAACAGATTGATAAGCGCAGGGTCTTCACTCATATTAGCAGTGAGACGAAACTCCACTTGGTCAAGGTCAGAAGAAATTATGCTCCAACCCTCTTCCTTCGGAATAAACGCACGGCGCACCGTGGCATCACCAGAAGGCAAAGTTTGCAGTGCAGGGTCGGTAATAGACATACGACCAGTACGAGCACCCAAAGTTTTCACAGAAGGGTGGACAATTCCATTAATGTTCTTTTCTAAAAAGTTTAAGAAATAACTACTTGCAAGTTTGTCAGCCTTACGCTGCTTCAAAACAGTCTCAGCAAGATTCTTAATCTCAGGAGAACCATCTCGAACAAGCAACTTCAACTGGTCTTTAGTCATCGACTTCTGCCCAGACGGAGTTGTTTCAGTGATGTCAGCGCCAAGCCATTCAAAAAGTCTTACAAGTTGAATATTACTTGTAATAGATGTTCCTTTATAAGTTTCGCTAACCCACTTTTTTACAGACTCCGTATACTCAATTAATTCGTCATACTTTTTCTGAGAATAATCCAAATCAACACGAGCACCATTAAGTTCCATACGCGTTACAATCTTACGAACAGACATTTCCATTTCATAAGGAGTCGAGTAAGGCTTACCAACACCGCAATAAGGTTGGAACTTATCAAAAAGACGCATGGTGAGTACAGTATCCAAAGCACCGTAAGACCAGTAAGGCTCATATTCAATAGGCACAGTCCCCCAAGTCCAACCATTAGCAACTAAACCCTCATCAAGATTACGCTGTAAAGCAGCAGCCATCGGGTCAATGTAACGAGAAGTGAGAGATTTCAAAGCACCAGAACCCAAAGGGTCAATGAGGTGCGCCATAATCATTGTATCGTGAGCCTTATGCCAAGGAAGTGACCAGCGAGAATGAATGTCAAACCAACGGGCTTCAAATGCAATGTTATGGCAAACAATCTGACCATCAAATTTATTCATACCCTGATAAAAAACACCAGACCATTCTTGCCACGGAATAGACCACCCTTGCTCACCATCGCCAACCTGCACAAGGCGTAGTTGACCGTGCCACGGAGATAAAGCATCAGCGCGAACGCCGCCAGCCTTTTCACCAGTCTCAGTGTCAATAGCAATAGCGTCATAAGGGCGACGCTCACCCAACCAAGTAAGGAACTCTTGTGCTTTCTCCACGGAATCAACCAAGTGGAGTTTTACATTTCCAAGTCCTTCGTCATTTGTTGTCATTTTTATCCTAATCTAGAGAATAGTCTCAACTCGGTACACTATGTCAATTTTTTCATCGTGCTTAGACGCTGATTCAAGCAACCGCTGTGCAACATGAGTTAGGTAGCGAGCACCACCTTGGTCATACTTATACAGTGCCTCAAGCACAGCCTCAGGGTCTTCACTTACCTGCGCCCAAGTTCTATTTTTTTCTGGAAAAACTAAAGGTAAATCAAAAGAAGGATTGCATTCTTCACACGGGATTGCATCATCAGCAAGAGATTCAATTGTTCCCTCTACCAATCCGTATCTTTTAACTAAAGCACATGCTGCCCCATGAAATACTAAAGAAACTCCAACACGGGACAATACATATGCACCATTGTCAGTTCTGTAGAGAGCAAACTCAATCCATCTAGTAGAACCTTTACGCCAAGACGAAGATTCACCTAGCAGTTTACCGTTGAACTGTAGGGTTCGTGACCCATCTTTCACCTGATACTGAAACATTTTTGTCCTTCTTGTATAAGTCTTGTGTGTTCCTCCCCGTATCTTACTACAAATACTAGCAGGCTACCGTAGCCAAAGCATTCCGACATCTGCCGTAGGTCGTAAAGCCCCTTGCTCACGCCAACCACCATCAGTCCACCACTTCTTTGTGGCATCAATCCAATTAGGTAGTTTGTCAGCCTTAGTTAATGGCAAGTACTCATCGGGTTCATCAAGATGGTGTGTTATATACTGTAAAGCATATTCCGTATACCCATTAACATCTCGGAGTCTTTCAAGTTGTTTAACATGCTGGTCAATGGTTTGTATACTCCACTCAAAAGCAAGTTGTTTTGGTTTACAAGTCATACCAGCAAATACCTGAGACTCAGCGCCCTCGACATCAATCTTTACCAAATCAGGCAACCCATATTGCTCCGCAAGCCAATCTATAGTACAAGTCGTGACTTCAATGGTTCTATATTTCTTTCCTGCATAAGGGAGATTGGGGTCAGTTAACCAAGCCTTTTCAATTGTTGAGAGACCATCTTCTACACACTCATAGAACTCAACTACATCCCAATTATTTTCGGATACAGCAAACCTAATAGGTACAACCTTAGGGTTATATAAAAAGTTAAGAACTAACTCTCGAAAAACAATAGGTGCTGCTTCGACAGCAATAATTTTGTCAAATCCTTTATTTAACCCTGCTACTACAGCATCGCCACGATTAGCACCTATATCAAACAAAAGACCAGACATTAAAAGTTCTCCAAATTTTTCAAAACAGCCTGCTTATATGCAGACGCAATATCTTCTCGAACATTCAACTCATTTAGCAACTGAAGGCTTTCATCCTTACGACCAATCCACCAGCAACTAACAGCCTTTTCAAAAATAAAGCAATAATCTCCCAAATAATCTACACGCGTGGGTAAAGGAGTTAAAGACTCATAAGCAAAAAGCAAACCAGTGCAGGCATAGGCATAGCATTCTTGCCAATTACCATAACGCTCATGGAAGCGAGACATAAGAAAATATCCCTCGGGGCGAGCAGGAAGAAAAGCAATAGCCTGCAAAATAACATTACTTACAGACAAATTTCTATCTTTTTGGTCTTCAATACAAATAGACACCCTAAGTAAAGATGCGTAAGCAATCAAAGGATGAGTTTCAAATCCATACTCAGCAGCCCTTAGATAAAAAGAAACAGCGGAAGCAGTCTGATTTAGTTTTTCATATTCCACGGCAATGTTAAAGTTATTGACAGGATTAAGCGGGTCATACGATGCTTCAACAACTAACTTTTCAATAATCTCATTAGAACTCATAAGACAACGCCTCCGCAATCATTTGCTCAACAACAACCTTCGGAGTCTTCAAGACAAAAGCAGCGTTGTCTTGAAAACCAAAACTAATAAGCAAACTATCATCATACACAGCAGCACCAGCACAGAACTCTACCCGAGCATCCAAGAAAGAAAAAGCCTCAGGTGAAAGCCCAATAATATTCAACTGCTCATCCCAAACAACTAACCTGTGACGATAAATGCCATCTTTCTGCCCAAGATAGTTCTTAAAAAGATTCACCTCATGCGTTATAGAAAGATAAACATTGCCCCATTTAACAAGTTGTGAACTTCCACGCTGGTCAATAGGAGGAGTAATAGTTGGTCTAACAAAAATTTGGTCGCATCTGGCTGGCTCATCTGGGTATGTCCGTACCAACTCAGTAGGACAAGTCCACTTGATGAAATGATAAGGCTTATCTAAAATTGGAACCCAGTTCTTCTCACAATAAGAATCATTTGGCTCAGGCGCAGGAATGCGCATCCGAGAAACCTCAGTGACATTCCACTTCTTTTTATCAATCTTAATTTTGCTAAGTTCCATACGACCCTCCCCGTGAGGGGTAGTGTCGCGCCGCACACCAATTAGATAGTACTCGCCATCCCATTGAACAAGGCGACAATCTTCTTCCCCAGTAAACTCCCATAAAGGAGTTACATCTAGTTTAGAAGTATCTACCCGAGCATAATCAGTCATAGAAAGGTCTTTATCAAGACGACAAACATAGTTAACTGTGCGGAGTGCTTGGTCAGCCTCGGGGTGTAGGTAGGAAAGTGGCCCCCACCTGCTTGGGAACTGCTGCGTGTTCTCAGAGTGGTATAGCGTGTAGTTTACATGACTCAAATTAAGAAGAATGTCGCCATCGTCATCAATAAAAATAGAAGGATTCATTAGCCCCGTGCCTGAAGTTAAACCTTCAGATATAACTAAGGGCGCGAGTTTTCCACCAGCAGATACTGCTCGC